ATTTGCGCTTGGAAGATTTACTGTAAAGTTATATGTAGCTGACCCGCCCCCAGACCCTTTTGTTAATTGGTTATTTGGGATTATATTTCCGCTGGTTGATGGTACAAATATCTCAGGTCCTTGTTCGCCAATTAAGTAAGGTTGATTACCTGAAACTGGACCGCCTACCGCTTTTCCAGTCCCACCGAGATTTAAAAGGTCTTTAAGCCAACTCGGTTCATTGCTTTCAAACAATGACGTTAGTTTTCCTACAATGTCTTTTGCTGCGTATGGGATACCTGTGTACGAATAGTTTGATCCTGAAAGCAAAGTATCTAAAATTTGTTTTGTCTCTAAAGTTTGATTGTTTGTTATTGTGTCTACGATACCCTGTATACCTCTTAGGATAGCTCCGGTAGCTTCAACATATCCTGTAGTAGATTGCCCAGCTATTACACCTCCAGCTGCTGCGTTTACAGCAGAACCTTGAAGGGCTGCTGTTGTTGTGCCTCCAGCGTTCATTATTGCAGTTTTTACATCTGTTTTTTCTCCCGTTACAGTTTGTAACGTTGCTCCACCTGTTTGAGCTTTAAATATCAATCCATTAGCAACCATTTGTTTAAGTATTGGATCGCCACCAAAATAAGTATTGAGCATCGAATCAAGAGAGTTTCCTGGTTCTAAACCAATTCTAACCATATTTAAAGTAGGCGCTCCTGATTGACCACTTCTATTAAAGTCTTTACAAATCTTCGTCCAAAGTTGGTCAATTACTTTATCTGGTGAGGTTAGATTTCCAGCTTCATCACGAAGTTGTATGCCAATTCCTTTAAGCATATTAACGCTACGACCAGCTTGCATGGCTCCTACAGCTCTAGTAGTCCCTTCGATACCGGCTCCTGGAACTAAGTTAGATAAGTTAGCAACTCCACCCATTACTTCGTTAAAGTTAGGTCCTGTGAGTCCATAGCTTTGAGCCGCTGTCATTCCTTTTAAAGCGTCTAAAGAACTGGTAACTGTGCCTGCTTTAGCTAAATCGTTTGATAATTTAACAGAAGATTCAAACGGAGATGTTTTTCCAGAGACAGATTCCTGCCCCGCGTTTTTCATAGTAAAAAAAGATGATCTTTGCGCTAAAAGATTGGCTTCTACTATATCGGAGGTAGACGGCATCAAATTGTTTGATACAAAGTTTGCGCCTTGTAAAATGGTGTTAAGGCCTGCAATAGTTGTATCACCTAGCATACTAGTTATTGCGGAAGCTAAACCTGCAGTTCCACCACCCGCAGCAACAAAGTTGCCCCCAAAACCACCACCGCCACCACCACCAGAGTTATTGTTACCTGCCCCAACAGATCCACCACCACTTTTTGTGTATAAAGTGCCGTTGTTAGGGTTTTGTTGAATGTAGCTGGTTAAATTGGCGCCCCCATTACTAGGTGAAGACATAGATTGAGTAGGACCAGCTGCAACCTTGTTTTGGCTTTCCGCTGGATGGGGGACAATTCCAGGCGCGCTACTAAATACTGGACCAGGGGCTACTTGGGTGCCTCCAGCAGAAACTCCAGAAGAAGCACCATTCATTGTGTGTATTGCAGAACCTAAGCCAGATATTTGTTGAGTTAATCCTGACAACATAGACTTAAGATTGCTAATAAGGTTGGTGCTTGACCCCATGTTTAGAGATTCTTTGCTGCCCATTGCCTACCTCCTAGTCCTACGTTGGCTTCTTTCAATCCAGTTCTTTCGTTCTCTTACTGATAGGCCTTTTATATCTGCTAAAGTCCAACCAATAAACGTTCTTGTTAAAACTTCGTACTCATCTAGCAAGCTCTCATATGACCCATATTCATATGCGAAACAAATCAACAAGGCTAAGTGGTAGGCTAATATCTTCTCCACATGCCTTGCAGACCTTCTTCACCTCCCCAAGGCGTGGGCCTGGGTTACGTTCTAGAATCTGGTCAACAATCTTTGTTCTATCTGCTAAACCAAGTGATAGAGCTGTTTGGGCGCCAATAGAAGGGGCACCATTTACTGAAACGATGCAGCCAGCTAGTAACATGGTGTTGATTTCAGCAGAAGTTTTATCTAAGTTATCCATAAGGCGCTTTTGAGTAATACCATTTGGAAGAGCTACCTTTATAACTCCTTTTTTAGTATCAATCTCCCAAACTCTATCTGCGATTGGATCTGCAAGAGTTTTTACCGGAACATCTTCTTCTAGATCAATATCCGTAGTTTGCTCTTGCGAACAACTAGTACATCTGATAGCAAAAGAGGCAACTTTTCCAAAAGTAACCTTACGGATACCTAAAAGAATTGCATCTCTATCGGCAGCTAATAATGTATCTAAATCTTCTTTAGATACTTCGTTATCTCCAATTTTTACTAGACCACGTTGTAACAAAACATTTAAAGATTTTGCTGTTGATCCAGCTTTTGAGATGGCTTCCTCATCCGCACCGGTAAGCTCTCTTACTTCTGCTTTCTTTACTACCTCTCCGTTAGGAAGAATAAATCCTCCAGGAAGAGATACTTCTGCTTCAGATGGAGCCTGAGTTTTAATTACCTGCTCAGGCTCCTCCATAGCTTTTTGAGCGTATTTTGATACAAGTTCTGCATCCGTTATAATTTGTGTCACGATTTATACTCCTTTATAGGTTTTTTATATTAGTACTTGGCGGCCAGTTGGTGTGTAGTCTTTATCAGTAAAGAACACCGAAAGTCCTTCGTGTACGAGGTTTATTGATTCAAACAAAATTGCTCCATCATTAGCATTTAGGTCTGTATAACTTAGTTGTGTTATCCAAGCGTTTCTGATATCAAACCCAATTCTTGGAACGTTATTTTCTGCTGAATTTGGGTGATCCATCACATAAATCTTAATATTTACGCGATAACCTTTTCCAACAGAGACACCTGCTGATATACCATCTCCAGATACTGCGGCAAATAAACCACGCATCCACGTGATGGCTTGGTCATTTCCATAAAGAACTCCACGCTGCATTGTGATAGGTGTGAATGTAGTCATTCCTGGTATCTGGTGCACTGTGGTGTTGTAGCCACCCTCGCGATATTGAATAGCTTGGGTTGTGATATTAAGTCCACTGATGGACATAAATCCACCAATAAACCCGCTAGATAAAGAACTTGTGCTGGCTTTGGTGTTAGCGTTACTTGTTATTTTAGTATCAAATACAGCATCGCCATTTGCTGCAGGATCGCTAAACTCTGCAATGAACCTAAACGAACGTAAAGGGTCAGTTGCAAGGCTGGAAAATCTATTGATTACGCTGTCTGTTGATAGTGCCATTTTTTATTATCTCTCCTTACGCCACAGTAACGGTGGTTCCACCGTCAAACTGACCAATTTTGATTACAACAAACTCAGCAGGACGCTGTAGTGCAACACCGACTTCGATGTGGACTTCGCCATTATCAATAGTTGTTTGTGTGTTGATTGTGCTATCTACTTTTACAAAGAAAGCCGATTGTGGTGTTGTTCCATTAAGGCCGCCCTGTGACCAAAAAGTAGTCAAAAAGCTTGAAACAGTTGCGTTCAGACGACGCCACAATCTTGAATCATTTGGCTCAAAGACAGCAAACTGAGTGATATCAGAAAGCGCTTTTTCTAAGTAAATAAGTGTGCGGCGAACAGGTACATATCTGGTGATATAAGATGTATCAAGGGTACGTGAACCCATGATTACAATTCCTGAGCCTGGTACAAATTTAATAGCATTTACTGGCTTGTTAGCTGAGTTCAAGCTATCTAGTTGCGCATTTGTTAATGGCGCGACAGATACAGCTCCATCTACTCTGGCTTGAAGACCAGCAGGTGCTTTAAATACTCCACGGTAACTATCGGTTGCGATATAACGACCAGCAACTGCTCCGCCAGGTGCTACAAGAAGTGTAGATCCTGAAGCGGCTCCGACGCCTTTAGTTATATCTTTAATTGTTATGCGTGGGTAGTAGACAGCTGCATAAGATGAGGCCGTATAGTTTCCAACGGCAGTGAGCTGACTAGTTGTTGTAGTGGCTGTAGTTTCTGTAGTAGAGCTTGGGGCAATACCATCTACAATAACAAAGGTATCCGTACGTGTTTGCGCGTAAGAGATTGCTGCGTTTACTGTAGTTGAATCTGTCCAACCAGCAACATTCATTAGAAGCGGAGTTGTGATGATATCAAACGCGCTATAGTCTGTTATTGAAGAGACTGAAGCTCCATTAGCGCCACCAGTCAAGCTACCAGAAGCTACAGCTACTGTAGATGGGTTGCGGGTAGAACCAGTAGAAGAAGAGCCTAAATCAGCAGCAATTACATAACGTGAGCTTGCATTGATTACTGACGGCGCGTATCTAGCGTCTGAGGCTGTCATTGTCATATCTGTATACTTCTCAACTACATATGGGCTGGTAATTCCGCCAAAGTACACAGTTAAGTCAAACCTACCTGTGGTTGAGTTGTTATCCACTGCAAAAGAAACTCCGTAATAAGATCCGCTGTTAACAGACCAAGTTCCAACAGAAGATGCCGTAAGGCTTAGGGTAGCTTGCGGGCTTCCTGCACCATCGGTTAGGCTTCTAGTTGCTGCAGCGGAGCCTGCCCCTACTACACGAAGTATGTAAGCTTGTCGTCCTCCGTTAGCAAAATATAAATAAACGGCAAGATCAAGGTCATTACTTACTGATGTATTCCACAAACCGTAGGTATCTACATAGTTACTCCACGAGTTAATTAATACAGGTACGATAGGGCCTCGGTCATTGAGTCCTACAAAAGCGCCGATAGTATCTGAACTACGTACGGTGCCCGGTGCGACGGGGTTTAGCGTTTCTTGAACGTACACCCCAGGGTGGTTATATGCCATTAGATTATCTCCTTAGTTTTAATCGTGAGTTGCATTTAGTGTCCCGATTTGTAACCAGTTAGGGTGGACGAGATAGTGTGTTTTACAGTCTGAACTGATGGAATGGCTTGTAGAGCTACAGATGGCGACATCTCACTCACTATTCTGACTGTTAGAGCATTGCGCAAAAGGCGGCGGTTACCCGTTTCGCTATCTGCGGTATCTCTTTTTACAAATCCATCAAGAAACATAGAACGATAAGCAGTCTCTGTGCCAAGTTGGTTGGGGACTGCTAGCTTTCCGTATTTTGATGGAAACTTATTTAGTAGTTGGTACATAAGCGCGCGGTCATGGCGCGGATGACGGGAGTAAGAAGTTACTTGATATACAAGGTCATAGGCAACAGGGGTGATGTATGTATATGAGTATCCAGATACTGGTGTCTGTGTGCCGCGGTTATCGTTATCTACCATGTAACCGTATGTCTGACGTTCGTTACCAGGCATGATGTCAATCAGGTCAATTGTGATAAATGGGAATGTTTGGTCACGAACTTCCACGTCAGGGTAGCCAAACCAAGCCTTAACTGGTCGACTAGCATTAATATCATCAGATACTGTGATGCCTGAGAGCAAATTCTTAAGGGCTAGGTCCTCAGCAATAATAAATGGATTACCCATTACATAATCCCCAATGAGTAAAAGAGCTCTGGAATTATTTGTTCTTCTAAAATCTGTTTGATAATAGAAGGGGCTCTATAGATAAATGGGCGGATAACAGCGTTAGGGAGCCCTTGAAAGGCGCCGTATTCCAAGTCTTCAATCTCTTGGCGCATGCTGTCTGGGTAATTAACAAAGATCTCAAAGTCTTCGTTGAGCTCTACAGATAAACTCAAAATAATGTCTTCAGGCCAGCCAGATTTTTCAGCAAGGGAGTGAAGTAGATTTGTTAGCGGCTCAATAAGCTCTTTGGCAGCCGAGTCAGAAAGATGCTCTAGGTTATCGTTTTTTAATAACACGCTTAACCGCTTTGCTTATTAGATATCCTGCAGCCACTCCTTGGAGTAACTCTGTTTTGCCAGGGTGAGGGATATTATCGACAATTGCTTGAGCAAATTCGATATCCGACGGTTTGTCTAGTTTTTCAGACACGGCAAATCTCCTTTAGGAGGCAAGATACTTCGCAAGGGTGGTGCTTAGTTCCCCGCACGGGAAACTACTATAAGGATAAACGAAAGGGCGCCCGTAGGCGCCCTCAAGTCATTTCTATTTTAATTACTTAGACTTCTTCACCTTAGCGGCTAGAGCCTTGTCCATCTTTGCATCAGCCTTGGCAGATGGCTTTTTAGCATCCATCTTCTTATCAGCCTTTGCGAATGCTGACTTTTGCTTAGGGGTCATTCCCTTCATAACTTTAGCGTCTTGCTTCTTATCGGATTTCTTACCCTTGCCGTATCCGACTTCGCCCTTTTTCTTACCGCAACCACATGACATGCACATTATTTCTTCTCATCTCTCTTGCCCTTAACGGCAAGTTTAGTCATTTTCTTTTTACCATACTTTTTAATGCCTGCTGCAGCGGCTACCGCGGCAGGATCCTTAGCGCCTGACTTCTTAGCTTCAGATTCAATCTTCTTGAAACGAGCTCCTGAGCCTAACTTAGCTTTTGCCATCTTTTTTTTCCTTCTTAACTTTCTTAGGTAATTTACCTTTTGGTGTTTCT